TAACCGCCTGCGTTGGGAGGAAATCTTCTTCGACCCGCACAGCCGGGAAAAGGACTTTTCCGACGCGGCCTATATCGGCTGCATGAAGTGGATGAGCCTGGATACGGCTGTTGAGATGTATTCCGGGGTCAAGCCGGAGGAAGAGCTTGTGGAGATGCTTGAGCAGTCGCTCAAAAATCCGCAGGACGGCGAGACATACGAGGATCGCCCATTTGAGAGCAATTCATTCAGGTGGTCGGACAAGCGCCAGAAGCGTGTTCGTGTTGCTCAGATGTATTACAAGCGCGGCGGTCAATGGCATCTGGCGATTTTCTGCGGCGGCGGTGAAATCCTCAACGATGTGTCGCCTTATCTCGACGAGGACGGAAAGCCGACCTGTCCGATTGAGTTGATGACGGCTTATATCGACCGCGAAAACCGGCGGTATGGCGTGGCGCGGGACATGATTTCCGCGCAGGACGAAATCAACCATCGTCGCTCCAAACTGCTGTTCCAGCTTTCGCAGCGCCAGACAATCGGCGTGAAGGGTGCCGTTGACAGCGTGTCGACGATGAAGCGCGAACTGTCTCAGGCTGACGGTCACGTTGCGATCAACATTGAACAGTTTGAGGACGCGGCTCGCGTCGGGATGAAGCCGTTCGATATCGTCCAGAACGCGGATCAGACGGCGGGGCAGTTCAATCTCTTGACCGAGGCCAAGGGCGAGATTGACATGGTTGGCCCGAACGCCTCGCTTTTGGGGCAGTTGCAGGGCGATCAATCCGGTCGGGCAATCATGGCTCAACAGCAAGCCGGGTTTGCGGAACTTGCGCCGATTTATGACAGCCTGCGTGATTGGACGATCCGGTGCTACCGCGCGATGTGGGCGCGGATGAAGCAATTCTGGACCGAGGAACGGTGGGTCAGGATCACGGGCGAGGGTGAGAAGCCTTCAGGCATCGTCGGTGCGGAACAAGGGCGAAATCCTTGAGGCGATCAAGCAACAACAGATGATGGCTCAACAGCAGGCGGCGGCGCAAGCGCAGGCCGATGCTCAGGCAGAGCAGCAAAAGGCGCAGGGCGCTTATGTGAAGGATATGGCCGGAGCGCAACGTGATGTTGCCGAGGCTCAGAAAACCCAGGTTGAGACAACCCGTCTCGCAATGGGCTTTGGGTGACGCCGACCCTTAACGGGCGTTTCGTCGTGTTCGGACGTTAAGCGGACCTCGCCGCCGGAGATCGGGCGTTTCGTGTCTCACAACGCATTGGAGAGCAGAACCCATGAGTGGGAAAGAATTGGATTTTCTGGAAGACAAGGAACCCGAGGAAGTAGACGCCAGCGAGCCGGAAGTAGAAGAACCGGAAGTCGTTGCCGAAGAACCCGAGGAAGCCACGGGCGAAGAGCCGGAACCGGAAGCAGACCCGGAACCGGAGGGTGAGCCGCCGGCACCCGAACCAGAGGCTCAACGAATCCCCTTAACGGCGATGCTGGATGAGAGGGAAAAACGGCAGAAGGCAGAGCGCGAACTGGAGGAAATGCGCAGGTATATTGCGCAGGCCCGCCAGCAGAACCAGGAAAGGGTTCCCGACTTCTACGAAGATGCGGACGCGCGACTTAATTACGAGCGGCAGCGATGGGAACAGCAGACGCAGGCGCAACGCTTGCAAACGTCTCAGTTTCTGGCCGAGCGTGAATTTGGTTCCGATATGGTCAAGGAGGCTTACGAGTTCTTCGACCAGCCCGAGAACCGCTGGATGACAAAGCAATTTGCGAGCCATCCGTCGCCCTACCATGCGGCGGTCGAGGCTTACAAAAAGCAAAAGTTCATTCAGGAAGTCGACGACCCTGACAAGTGGCGCGAAGCAGAAAGAGAGCGTCTGCGTCAGGAAATCCTTGCCGAAGCTGCGACCCCTCAAAAACCCAAATCTCCGCCACCGTCTATGGCCTCGGCCCCGGCGCGTGGCACTGACGCAATCCAGCCGGGCAACGCCTTTGATGGCTTGTTCGACTGAGCATTAGGAGTTTAGGCAATGGCCTCGACGACTCTCGCTACCGCGTCCCAAGTGCAAAAGTGGGACGCAAGTTTCTTCTCTGAATACGTCCGCAACTCGGGCTTCAAGGCATACATGGGGCGCGGCACGAATATGCCGATCGTCGCCAAGTATGAACTGACCTCGGGCGGCAAGACGATCAACATGCCTCTTGTCACTCGCCTCACCGGCGCTGGTGTGACGGGCAACTCGGCGCTTGAGGGCAATGAAGAAGCCCTCGGGAACTACAACCACTCGATTTCGATTGACTGGCTCCGCAACGCGGTTCTCATCACGAAAGACCAGGCTCACTACACGGAAATGGACCTTCGCCGCGCGGCGCGGGACCAGCTTTCGAACTGGGCCATGTCCGGTCTGCGTGACGACATCATCGCGGCGATGCAGTCGATTGGCGGCGTGGCATACGGTTCCGCAACCGAGACGCAGAAAGACCTGTGGCTGGACAACAACACGGACCGTGTTCTGTTCGGTAACGCCATCGGCAACATCTCGACTGCGGCTCCGGCAGGCGGCGCGACGAACGACCACTCGGGATCGCTTGCCAACGTTGACTCGTCGAACGACAAGCTGACGCGGGCCTCGCTGTCGCTGATGAAGCGCATGGCGAAAACGGCTGATCCGCACATTCGTCCCATGCGGGTGAATGACGGTTCCGGTCGGGAATACTTCGTCTGCTTCGCTGGTTCGCTTCCGTTCCGTGACCTCAAGGCTGACCTTGACACCACGAACCAGGATGCGCGCCCGCGTAACGTCGATTCGAACCCGGTATTCCAGGACGGCGACCTCATCTATGATGGTGTCATTGTTCGGGAAATCCCCGAAATCGGGGTTCTGTCCGGTGTTGGCGCGGCGTCGATTGACGTTGGCCCGGTGTTCTTCTGCGGTGCGCAGGCTGTTGGCGTTGCGTGGGGTCAGGAACCCCGGTCGACGACCGACACCCGCGACTACGGTTTCTACCGTGGTGTCGGCATCGAAGAAGCTCGCGGCGTTGAGAAGCTGGTGTTCAACGACGTCGATCACGGCCTTCTCACGGGCTACTTCTCGGCTGCGGCTGACGCCTAATAAGGGATGGGGCGGGGGAAACCTCGCCCCTTTCATCATATGAAATATTCTGAATTGGTCGAGTTACTTGATTACAACCCCCGAACTGGGCGGTTCACTTGGCGTCAGCGGGGCAGAGAGTGGTTCGTATCGGACGTTTCGTGGCGGCGCTGGAATACTAAGTACGCGGGCAAGCCCGCCTTAACGGCGGACCAACAGGGTTACAAAGCCGGGACAGTGCTCGGAAAGAGATATCTGGCCCATCGTATCGCATGGTTCTTCCAGTTTGGTTCATGGCCGAAGAACCAGATTGATCACATAAATGGCGACCGAAGCGATAACCGTATTCAAAACTTGCGGGATGTTACGCAAGCGGAGAATCGAAAGAATAATCGGCTTTACGCCACAAACACGAGTGGTCACGCCGGAGTAGACTTTATGCCGAAAAAGGGGCGATGGCGCGCTCGCATAGGGAGCGAGCATCTTGGTGTCTTTAGGACCAAATCGGAGGCGATTTTGGCGCGAAAAAAAGCGGAGTTGCAACATGCCGCGATATAAATTCCTCGGAACCGATGCCTGCCCTGACGAAATCACGCTTCGTGACGTGACGTTTGAGAAGGGCAAGGCTGTCAAGGTTGATGATGGCCTCGCGGCCAAACTCGCCAATCTGGATTACTTCGCGGAAGTAAAACAGGGGAGGCCGAAAAAAGATGACAAAGACGGCGAGTGAAGTTGTCGCGCAGGCGCACCGCTACATCGGGGTGCTGTCGAACGACGAGAGCGCATCTACGGACATGGACACGTTCGGTTCGGCGGTTCTCGACGGGCTTCTGGACGAGGCGCAGACTGCGCATGGACTGACGATTGCCTGGACCTCTGCAACGGTTCCCGATGGGGTCTGGTTGCCTCTCTCTCGCCTTCTCGCGGCTGAAATCGCGGGACACTATGAGCGCCCGTTTGAACCGTCCTCGCGGGCGTGGACGCGGTTCAAGGCGTCTGTCAACGCGGACGACCGTGAGGATTGGCGCGA